ATTGTGCCTCGCGGACACCCGGTTGACCCCGCCACACGCGCGCGCATCAAGGAACTCCACAGCCAAGACCTCGCCCGAAACGCGATCGCCCGCGAACTCGGCATCAGCGGGTACACGGTCACGAAGATCTGCAAGGAAGAGGGGCTGACCTTCGACCGCGAAGCCACCAAGGCCGCGACCGAAGCGGTAGTGGTCGACAACAGGGCGCGCAGGCAGGCTGCGATCGCCCGCTTCTACGACCAGACCGACAGGGTGTTCGACCGTCTCGACCGCACGAGCCATCAGCTCAAAGAGGTGTCCGCGGGCAAGCTCGTCGAGTACGAGTCCGAGGACCTGCCGGCGCAGGACCTTCGGGCACTGATCCAGGCGGCGAACGCGGCGATCACGTCCGCGGTGAAGCTGGAGCAGGTCGACGTTGACGACCGCGACCTGCCTGCTGTGGATGCGTGGTTGGCGTCACTTCTTGGGCAAAAACCCAGGTAAAATGGGGCTTACAACCAAAAACTGAGCCCGGCGGGTGCGCTAACACCCCCGGGCCATGGCCGATCTGATGAGAGCAGACCGACATGATCAAGCGTACCTGCGAAGTCGACGGGTGCAGTTCACCGCATGCCGCCCGAGGCATGTGTATGAGCCACTACAACAAGTGGACCGTCACACAGAAGAGCCCCTGTGGCATCGAGGGCTGTGAGCTTCCCGTGAAGTGCAAGGGCCTGTGTCAAGCCCATTACGTGCGAGCGAGGAAGACGGGCAATCCCCACACTGGTGGACCCATCCGAGGACACCTTCCCGACGGCGAGGCATGGTGCGCCCACTGTGACACCTTGAAGCCTCGCGATGCTTTCCAGGCCAACGCCTCTCGCTCTAACGGGCTGAACAGTTACTGCAAGCCGTGCGCCTCTCAACTGAGGGCTACGAAGTATCGGGACATGATCAGGGCGCAGCAGAAGGCGTGGCGCGACCGCAACCCGGAGCGGACGGCAGAGTTCTACCGAAGCTATGCGCGCCGCCACCCGGAGAGAATCCGCGCGAAGATCGCTCGGGCGAGGGCGCTCTACCCCGAGCGGTATCGGCAGTACGCGCGAACTGGGGACAACAACCGTCGGGCTCGCGAGAAGAACGCGGCCGGTTCGGCGACGAACGCTCAGATCGAGGCCCGTTGGGACTACTACGGCCGCAAGTGCTGGATGTGCGGCGCGGACGCCGTCGCCACCGATCACGTGAAGCCCCTCTCCAAGGGCGGCAGCAACTGGCCGTCGAACCTGCGCCCGGCTTGCGAACCGTGCAACAACCGCAAACGTAACCGGTGGCCCTTTGTGCCGGACGCGGCCTTCCTCGGAGCCTAACTAGTCCAACGAGGGGGCTCGATGACTGTCGGCCCCCTCGTTGGCAAGGCACTCCAAGCCGTTGAGCACTCAACGGCGTCGATCAACGCATTCGAGGGGTCCGTCCGGTCGGGCAAGACGTTCGCGAGCATGCTCATGTGGATGCGGTACGCGAGGTCGGGCCCCGCTGGTCCTCTGCTGATGGTCGGTCGGACGCAGCGCACCGTGAAGCAGAACCTGATCGACCCCATGGTGGACATGCTCGGTGCGAAGCGGTGCCGGTACGTCGCAGGGACCGGGGTCCTCTACCTACTCGGCCGGACCGTGTACGTCGTCGGCGCCGACAACGAAGCGTCCGTGACCAAGATCCAGGGGCTCACCCTCGCCGGCGCCTACGTCGACGAATGTGCGACCCTCCCCGAGTCGTTCTTCAACATGCTGTACTCGCGGCTGTCCATCGAGGGTGCGCAGCTGTTCCTCACGTCGAACCCGGCCGGTCCTCAGCATTGGCTGAAGGTCGACTGGTTGGACCGGGCGAAGCTGTGGATCGACCGCAAGGGCAACTTCCACGAGCAGCAGGACGGGATCGACCTTCACCGGGTCACGTTCCAGCTTGAGGACAATCCGCACCTTCCCCCCGACTATGTGGCGCGCATCAAGGCCAGCTACACGGGCCTGTTCTACCGGCGGTACGTGAACGCCGAGTGGGTTGCTGCTGAGGGTGCGATCTTCGACGTCTGGGATCCCGACAGGCACGTGGTCTCGTGGAAGAACCTGCCCGACATGGAACGGCTCCTGTGTCTCGGTGTCGACCACGGCACGACCAACCCGACCTCGGCGGTCCTACTCGGCATCGGCACGGATGGCCGCTTGTACTTCGTGGACGAGTTCCGTCACGACCCGAAGCGTGACGCTGTGCGGCTCACCGACGCGGAGATGTCGCAGAAGTTGATCGCGTGGATCAACACTCCGCACCACCCGAGGCAGAAGCACCTGCGCCCCGAATATGTGGCTGTCGACCCTGCTGCGGCGGGTTTCCGCCTTCAGATGCACCGTGACGGCTTCGCCTCGACGCCCGCGCACAACGAGGTCATCCACGGCCTGTCGCTGCTCACGTCCCTGCTCGGCAACGACCAGCTGCTGGTATCCGACCGGTGTAAGGGCTGGATCACTGAAGCCCCCGGGTACGCGTGGGACCCGAAGGCCACGGAGCAGGGCGAGGACAAGCCACTCAAGGTCGCGGACCATTCATGTGACGCCGGCCGGTATTCCGTCGCCACATCCGAAGCCCTGTGGCGCCCGTACCTGATCGACCCTCTCGACCTCGCTGCGTGACCAAGTGCGGAGATCCCCGGGCCTGATGACTACTACCAGTGAGATGGGGGTGTGTGGTGCCGCTCCCTGACTCCTCCGTGCCATGGCCACCCGCCGAAACCGACCTCCCCCGCGCCTACTACGACGAGCACGGCGCCTGGTACTCCGGGTCCCCTGAGCAGCTGTCCGCTGTATATGGGGGTTCCTCTTCCAGCCGTCTCGGACTCCCCCGCCCGCGACCCGCGCAGTACAGGGGCGGGCTCGTGGGCACAGTGGCACGCTTCTGGTGGGGCCGACCGCCAGACCCCACGCAGATGCCCGCCCGCATCCACGTGCCGATCGCCGGGGACATCGCCGCGACGAACGCTGAGCTGTTGTTCGGGGAGGCGCCGACGCTCACCGCTGAGGACGACACCACTCAGGAGCGCCTCGACTTCCTCATGTCCGAGGGCGGGCTCGGCGCGGTCCTCCTCGAAGGCGCCGAAGTCTCCTCGCCCTACGGTGGGGTCTACCTGCGCGCGTCGTGGGACAAGACCGTCGCCGAGCATGTGCTCGCGGACGTCATCGTCCCCGATTGCGCGGCTCCCGAGTGGCGGGCCGGGCGTCTGGTCGCCGTGACTCTGTGGCGCGTGCTGGAGGAACGCGACGACGACACCGTGTTCCGGCACCTCGAACGCCACGAGCCCGGCAGGGTGTACCACGGCCTGTACCGGGGTTCCCGAGATCAGCTCGGGCAGAAGCTCCCGCTCAGCGACCGCCCCGAGACTGAGGGCTTCACCGTCGACGCCGACGGTGGCATCGCCACCGGGGCCACAGGTCTCGCGGTCAGCTACGTGCCGAACATCCGACCGAACCGGCTCATGCGCGGCAGTCCCCTCGGGCGCTCCGACTATCAGGGCGCCGAGCAGCTCATGGACGCCCTCGACGAGGCGTACAGCTCGTGGATGCGGGACGTGAGGTTGGCCAAGGCTCGTCTGATCGTCCCCGACTCCTACTTGGACACCCACGGCCGCGGGCAGGCCGCCACGTTCGACATGGAACGCGAGGTGTACTCGCAGCTCAAGGGCCTCCAGAACGGCGAGAAATTCGCCGACATGATCAAGGAAGTGCAGTTCGACATCCGTGTCGACGAGCACGAGCGCACCGTCCAGAACCTCCTGGAGCAGATCGTCCGCAGCGCGGGCTTCTCAGCGCAGACCTTCGGCGAGTCGGGCGACCTCGCGATCACCGCCACCGAGGTGCAGCACAGGGAGCGGCGCACGTTCGCCACGAGGGACCGCAAGATCGGGTACTGGCGACCCGAGCTGGCCCGGTTCGCGCAGACGCTGCTGGAGATCGACCAGGGCCAGTTCCGGTCCGGTGTGACCCCGCAGATGCCGTCCGTGGACTTCCCCGACGGCGTGCAGGACGCGCCCGAGGCCACCGCTCGCACAGTGCAGCTCCTTGACGCCGCACAGGCCGCCTCCACTGAGGTGAAGGTGAGGATCGTCCACCCCGACTGGGATGACGAGCAGATCGCCCAAGAGGTACAGCGCATCCAGGACGAGAACCCGGTCGTCGACCCCATGGCCGCGGCCGGCCTCGTCAACGGACAGGACACACCGCCCGGCGAGGACTCCCCGCCTGAGCGGGACGAATAGCACCCATCCAGAGGTCGCCCGGGCGGTGACCTCTTCCTTTTGGAGACACCATGTCTGACGAGCTGGGCCAGGCGCCCGAAGCCGCCGACACCACCGAGGCCACACAGGCCCCCGCCACCGACACCACCCGCGACGCCGCCACCGAGAAGCAGGGCCCGGAGCCCAAGACCTTCGACGAGGCCTACGTCAAGAAGCTCCGCGACGAAGCCGCTCAGGGCCGCGTCAAGTCCAAGGAGCTCGAAGGCAAGCTCACCGAGACCGAG